CACGAGCGCGCTGCGCCTTCGCCTGAAGCGCCTGGTTTTCAAGAAGCGTTTGCTGCTTCTGCGCCGCCATGAGGTCGGCGCGCTCCATCATGCCGCCGAGCTGGATGCCTTGCTGAAGGCCGCCGGTTACGGCGCTCGTCGGATCTGGGAGCTGAAGTGTAAAGTCGAACGGTTGCGCCATGATCATGCCCCTGGAAATGCGAGGTTGCGCTGCGCTTCGGTCATCGAATTGTAAGCGTTAGCTGCGGACTGACTCACTCCGCCACCAGCAGGCGCGCCCCCAGGCGTAGGAGATGGCGCACCGCCGAACGGCCCGCGACCCATCGCCCCGAGCCCGCCGAGCGTGCCGAGTGCGCCACCGACGCCGCCGAAGAGGTTCGCCATTCCCTGCCCCTGCGCCATCGCTGCACCGGCCTGCGCTTGCCCCATAGCGCCAAGCTGACCCATGACGCCCTGCGTGCCTTGCTGCCCGTAGCCTGCTGCGCCAAGCGCGCCCTGCTGGCCCATCGCCGAGAGCCCGCCGAGCTGCGCCATCTGCTGCTGAATCAGCTGCGAGAGCATCGCGGGGCGGAACTGCGCAAGCGCCGCCTGCGTGTTGCCGCCGCGAAGTCCGCCCGTCGCGCTTGCATTCTGCAAGATGGCTTCTTCGCCCTGCTGCACCATCGCCTGGAACTGCGGCGACGATTCAAGCTGCGCGATCGCCGCTTGCTGCGCCTCGGGTCCACCGAGGCCGAGCAGGTTCTGCTGCGCGGTGAGCGCGCCCTGACCCGCTTGCATGTAGGGTGCAAGGAGACGCTCCATCTCGGCCTGCTGGCGACGCTGTTCGGCGATCGCAGCCTGCGACGCTTCGCGCTGCGCGCCCGACGCTTCCTCGGCGGCGCTCTTCTGCGCCATGTAGCCGCCGACCCCGGAGATAACCGACCCGCCGATGACCGCTGTTGCAACCCAACTCATGGAACACCCCTATCAGAGAGCGCGTGCTCTCGCAGCTTATCTACTAGCGCAGCCGCCTCGTTGTGCGCTTGCCACGTTTCGCTTTTGCGGATGAATGCATCCTCAATCTTCGCGAGGTCGCGCTCTTCGGTGGCGTGCACGTTCTGCCAGACGGTTTCGTCATGCGCGATGGCCACTTTGCGCCCAGGCGGTGCGATGAACGTCATTGGGGCAACGAGCGTTGCGACGCCTTCCGCCGTCGCGATAGTCACGCGGCCCTTCAACATGATGTTGACGTGCTCGGTCTTGTGCTCGTGACCGACGACGAGGACGCCTGCGGGGATCGTGATCTGACGGATGTAGAGGCCAGGCGCGAAGAAGTGCTCCTCGCTGCAATCGACTTGCGGAAGGTTGAGCGCAGCTCCTTCGAGCTGCTCAATCTTCTGCGCGTCGTCGTTCGCTCGGGCCTCTGCAAGCGTCATCAATCGCCCTCAAATTCCTTCTCTTCCCACGCCTGGCAGCTGCGCAGGTCGTGGCAGACGAACGAGAACTTCGTGCAGAAGCCACGGAAGCCCGCGCCGACATCGAACGAGTTCCAAGGGATGCGCTCCATCTTGAGCTGCGTCCCCGGCGTGTTGTCGTAGTACTCGCAGTTGGAGCAGCGACGACGGCGCGCTTCGGCCTCGTCGACTTGCATCGTCTTCGCGAGTGCGCGCCAGTACTCGCCGTTTGCGCCGCGCTCGTTCGATGGCTGCTCGGGACCGAGCTGCCAGTCTTGGATGACCATGAGCGTGTTTTTCTTGTTCTCGCTGGTCGATGGGAACGGCTTTTCGACGGGGATTCCGAGCATCATCATGTGAATTGCACTCCATTCGCGGAACCGTAGAGCACGCCTGCGACGCTGCACGAGTACTGCACGACCTCGCCGGGCATGAGCAGCGCGCCGATGACCTCGGGGCAGAGGTACGTTTCGCCCGGAAGAATGGTCTTGTCCTTGATGCGCGGCGACGCGCTAGCAGGGCCAAGCCACACGGAGAGCGTCACGTTCGCCGTGTTCTCGTTCGTGAAGGCCATGTAGTCGATGCGCGTCTTCGCGGCGTTCGACGTGTACGCGGTGCCCTTCACGTTCGGCACGAAGCCGGGGGCGATGATCTGCGAGGGAGTGACGGCCATGCGCGCCTCAAATGTCGTTGGTTACGGTCAGGATAACGGAAGGAATCTCAGGGACAACGCCCGCCGCTGGGAAGTGCTCCATGCGGACCGACACGTTGTTGACGGCGTACACCAGCTCAAAGTAGTCGCCAGGCTTCAGCTCTAGCACCCAGTTCCAGGCCGCGACCAGCTCCGCGTCGTTACCCTGAATCCGCACCTGAGAGGCCGAGTCGGGCACGTCGACGCCGGAGATGCGCGGCCAAATCCACATGATGCGCGCGTTCGGTGCCGTGTTGTCGAGCTGCGCGGAAAACTGGAAGTTGTAGAAGTTGCCGTCGGCGACGTAGATGCGCGAGGTGTTTACCGCGTCGCGCCAGACGCCGCGCTCTACGTCCACCGTGTCGAAGGTGACGGGATAAGCCACGTTCGGCAGCAGGGCCACCTGGTCGACGTTCGAGCTGAACGTCCCGAGCCCCTTGCGCTTCAGCGGCGGCGTCGGCGGCAGCGTCGCCCCGACCATCGCCAGCTCGGAAACGGCGTTTAACGCGCGTTCGGCAGCCTGGGCGATAGCGAGTGCGTTCGATGCCTCGATCGCCCCGTCTTGGGCCAACTGCGCGACGACACCGGCCAGTTTGTTGACGCCTGCGAGCGCCGCACCGGCGTCGAACGTCACCGCGTCGAGGCCCGTCGTCTGAATCTCGTCGACCGTCGAGAAGAGGAGCTCGAATTGACGGATCTGCTCGTGCTCGACGAGGAACTTTGCGAGCTGATCGCGGGTGAGGCCAAGGCGTCGAATCGTCATCACCAGGCCAGCGGTTCGAGGGCGGCTTCGAGGCGCGCGATGGGCAGATGCGCCCACGAATCGCCACGGAAGCGCTGAATGCGAAAGCGCCGCATCGAGCCTTGGCGACGCCAAGCGATGCGATGTTGCCGAGCACCGAAGGCGCCGACGCGCACCGTGTGGTCGACCGACCACGTGAGGCCGTCGAGGCTGTAGCTCGTCGAGATGATCGGGTCGGTGCCGAAGGGCACTGAGCCAGGGAGCGCGATCAGCTCCAGCTCGTTGAAGATGGCCCCTGCGGATTCGTTGAAGAAAATCGGCGTCGTCAATTCCCACCGCACGCGCTCGCCCCAGTGCGTCGAGACCGTCTGCGCGAAGCGCCCGAACGCTGCGCTCGACGGGTCGCCGACGCACCAGCGGTCGTAAGCCCACACGAAGTTACGCGCGCGGTACGTCGAGAAGCCTTGAACGGCGCTCGTGAGCACGAACCAGACTTGCGTCCCAAGGGCCTTCGACGCCTCGCCGTCAAAGACAAGCGTGCGGTCGGGGAGATGCACGTAGAGGAACGTGTGCGCCCGATCGTTGCGCGCTTCGAGCTTCACGCCTGCGAGCTGCGCTTCCGTGTAGGTTGCAAGAATCTCGTCGATCTCTTGCGTCGAGAGCTTGTTCGCCTGCGCGTTGCCGCCGAGGTAGATTGCAGGCGCTTCGTTGCGCCCGCCACCGAGGAACGCGATCGCTTCCTGGTAGGCGCAACAGGCGAAGGTGCCGACGCAGCCCTTCATGATCTGCGCGCCCTCGATGCGTTGGAACGGGAAGCCGACGCCGCCCACGTTGTCGAAGACTTCGATCGTGTAGCGGTTGAGCGCGGTGACTTCGTTGCGCACCTTCACGAGCGCCACGATGGGGTCGGGGTCGGCCTCGCTGCTCGCGTACTTGAGCGGGCTGACGACGAACGGATCGTTCAGCTCGGTGACGATGAGGAACTCGCCGTCCGTCGTCATGAAGTAGCCGTCGACCCAACAGAAGTCGACGACGGTGCCAAGGTCCGGGTCGGTGACCTGCGCGAGCGATGAGCCTGTGAGGTAGTAGAGCCGACCGCCGCTAGCGATCGCAAGGCGGTCGAAGGAGTAGTCGAACGTGACGAGACCGCCGGGGCCAACGTCGCCGATGTCTTGCACGACTCCGAGCGGGTCGATGCGCACGAGCCTCGTGCCCATGACGCGATAGAGCGAGCCATCCCAGTTGATGCCGCCGCGATCGACGCCAGGGCCAGTGCCGTCGCTCACGATGCCGTCGCCGGGGCGCAGGTACGCCTCGCTGATGCCCGTCGCCTTCGGCACGGGCACCATGTTGACCGGGTACGCCGTCCGGAAGTCGGGCGTCGTCGTCGTGTAGATTCCTGCGAGGAGGGGGATCGCGGCCATCGTTACCACTTCACCTTGTCGGCCCAGTGGGCCGCACTCATCTTGCCCTTAGCGATGTTCTTCGCGTGGCGAGCCTTGAAGGACGCGCGGCGCTTCTTGTCGGCTTCGCTCTCGTCCTTCTTCGGAGGCGAGCCGCTGACGCCCTGCTGACCGAACCGAATCAGCTTCTCCTTGCCACCCTCGCACGCCTTGACGACGTGCGATTTCTTCGGGTGACCAGGAGTGCGCTTCGGCGCGTTGCACTTCATCGCGGCCTTCGTGGCTGCCATCACTCGTTCGCCGGAGCGGGTTCAAGCGTCGGCTCTGCCTGCACGTTCAGCGTTTTGCCGAGTAGCTCAATGCTTTCAGCCACGCCCACCGCCTCAGCCAGCTCCAGCAGGCCCGCCTTTTGGGCGCGATTGGCGACGATGCACAAATTCTTGAAGGCCTGCTCGGGGTTCATGGCGCTCCGAATTGGTCAACGACGGTCTTGAGCGCGTCCACGTCGGTCGCCACCTCGATGGCGTCCTGGATGAGCGCGTACTTCTGGCGGATGGATTGGCGCGCGGCCTCTGCGGCCACGTCGTCGGAGCCGGGGATGCGGCGCGCGATGACCGCATCATGCGGCGCGAATTCTGCTTCTCGGGCGGCGCGACGCATGGTGTGCGCGATGGTCTTCGCCTTGGGCATGTTGACGCTGATCACGATTGCACCCCGTCGGCTTGCGCGGGCTCAGGCTCCACGGGCGTGGCGGGCTCGGGAGGCTTGGGGAATTCGTTCGACTCTGCGCCGACGCCATCGGTCAACGCGGAGGCGTCAACCTCCCAGGCGTTGCGGAAGGTGCGGTCAACCGGGATGTCGGTCACGTCCACGATCTTGAACGGGCGGCCGTGCGGCACGTCTTTTTCCGCGATTTGCTCGATGGTCCACGAGGCGAGGGCCTCGGGGGTCGGGTAAAGGACAGCTACGCCGCCCTCGTGCTGGTAAATTACTGCCTTATCCATTTGTCACCTCGTCACCGAAACAAAAACCATGGTGCTATCCGCGACGGCGAACGCCGTGCTGAACAGGTACACCCTTACCGAGCCAACGGCGGCCACTGCGGAGTTTCGGTCAACGCTTGCGAAAATGCCTGAACCGACCGTACCATCATATCCAACAGTCGCGTGCGCAGAATAGTTTACGTCTGGCATTGCTGTCGTAAAATTGACCGAATAGCTGCCGACCCCTAGATCGGTAATCGTGGACACGTTCCCAGAGCCTCGGATCGCTACAACGCCAGTCCCGTTGAAATTCACCCACGCGCGCGTGCCGTA